GTTATTGATAACAATGGTGTCTATGAACTCCTTGATAATAATTAATAGGAGGGTTAGATGGCTTATAGTGCAAGTGGTTTACACAGAATGGCAGGTGCTAGTGGAGTACAGTTATTCATCTATCAAACAACAGATGCGATTGGCACTGTAAATACAGCAGGTTATTTTAATAATGCCGCACCTATGTTGAATGTTAGAGATTTAATAATTGTAATGGACACTAATACACCAACAACACATTTCTGTACTGTTCTATCCAATACTGGATCAGTAGTTGACGTTTCAGACGGAACTGCTGTAGCAGAAACAGACGGAGATTAGGAGTAGGGGGAGCAATCCCCCTATCTTTATATGGCAAGTACAAGAGCAAATTCAGCAATAGATATAGCATCAAGAGCCTTAGTTCTTATTGGTGCAGAGCCTATTACTTCATTTGACTCTTCTAGTACTGAAGCCTTAGTAGCAACTAATATGTATGAAGATACAGTTAGAGCCATGTTGTCTACAGCAAGATGGCGATTTGCTACAGAACAAGCTGTACTTAATCAATTATCTGATGTGCCTACTGGCAGATTTGATATAGCACATCAGTTACCCAGTAATCTTTTAGTATTACATGGTGTAACAATAAATGACAGATTAATTGACTTTACAGTATATGGTGACAAAGTATTTAGTGATAGCACTTCATCAGATACATTAGTTGCAGACTTTACATTTAGAGCAGATGAAGTTGATTTTCCATCATACTTTTCTTTAGCTTTACAATATTCATTGGCATCTATCTTTGCAACATCAATAGCAAGAGATGATAGACTTATGCAGTTGATGGAAACAAAAGCTAATCAACTAATGGCAAAAGCTAGAAACATAGATGCACAGCAACAGACTACAAGAAAATTAGTTACATCAAGATTTATTTCTAATAGGAGAAGTTAAATGGCTAGAGTTAGAGTGCCATTAAATAACTTTCAGTTTGGAGAGATAAGTCCTTCTTTAACATCTAGGACAGATACTAAAGTATATACTAATGCAGGTGAAGAGGTAAGAAACTTTTTTATTAGATCTGAAGGTGGATTAAAAAAAAGAACTGGTACAAAAAAAATACATAGTTTTAGTGGACCAACAGCAACAGCAGATCAACCTGCTTTTACAGCATTAGCAAGTCTTAGACAAAGTGTAAGAATAGAACCTTTTATATTTTCAGATGATGAAAAATATATAGTTGCATTTAGTAATCAATTAATACAAGTATTTCAAATTAGTCCTACTGATGGAAGTGTATCTAGAATAGTTGCAAGTACACAAACATGGTTAGTAAATACAACATCAGCACCATATTTAGAAGAGATTACATTTGCACAGCAGGGTGATCTTATGTTTATATGTCACAATACTTTTCAGACTAGAATATTAGAAAGAACTAGTCTTACTACATTTACTGTATCAACATTTAACTTTGATACATCAAGAGATGGCAATGATATTTTTCAGCCATACTTTAGTTTTCAACCATTAGGTATGACTATAACTGCAAGTGGTACTACTGGAAGTGTAACACTTACTACATCAGCAGATTACTTTGTAGCTAGTCATGTAGGTGTAGATTTATTAATAGGTGAAACAAGATGTCGCATAACTGGATTTACAAGTGCTACACAAGTTACTGCAACTATAGGTGGTACGTTAAGACAGCAACTTGAAATTGATAGCCTCAAAACATTTGAGGGTAGTGGTACAATAAGAGTAACAAAAGCCTTACATGGTTTGGCTGTTGGAGCATCAGTTACCTTTGAAAGATCAGGTGCAGTAGGTGGTATAGCTAATAGTAATATAAATGGTGCAAGAACTATTACTGCTGTTCCTGATGAAAATACATTTGAATTTACAGCAGGTGGTAGTGCTACTGCTACATCTAGTGCTATAGGTGGTGGTAGTCCTCGCATTGTAACTGGTGCGGCTACTACTGAGTTTAGTGAGCAAAGTTATTCTGCTCTTCGTGGCTATCCTGCGGCTGTTACATTTCATCAAAATAGACTTTGGTTTGGTGGCACACTATCACAGCCTGATGGTATATGGGGTAGTAAGTCAGGATTATATTTTAACTTTGATGTAGGTGATGCAGAAGATAATGATGCTTTAGATCTTACTGCTAATGTGGGTGAGATATTTTCTATTAGACATTTAGTATCTAATAGAGATTTACAAATATTTACTACTGGTGCTGAGTTATTTATTCCTACTGTTGCTAATAAACCAGTAACACCTGCTAATGCACAGATTAGAAGGCAAACACCTTTTGGTTCTAGTTTTGTTAGACCTACAGTCTTTGATGGTGCTACTTTATTTATACAAAAAACTGGTAGTGCTATGAGAGAGTTTTTATTTTCAGATACAGAAAGTGCTTATACATCTGTTGCTGTATCAGGTCTTGCACCACATCTTATAAGAGATCCAGTACAACAAACATCTATAAAAGGTGCTTTGAATAGAAGTGAGTCATATGCTTTTCTTATTAATAATGATGGCACTATAGCTGTTTTTTATTCTGTAAGAGGAGATCAAAAAGCAGGTTGGAGTTTGTGGGATACACAAGGATTATGGCATAGTATATGTGCAGTCCATGAAAGATTATTTGTAGTATGTGCTAGAGATCAAGGTGAAGGCACAACCGAGTTATTTCTTGAAGAGTTTCAGACAGATATGCCTATGGATTTTTGTGATGAATTTAGTGGTAGTTCTAGTGTATTTAGTGGTGCTTTAACATCTCATTTTAGAAATGGTGCTGTGGTAAAAGCTGTAAATGGTAATGATTTTCTAGGTGAATTTACAATGGCAAGTAATCAAGTAGATGTAAGTGGTGCTAAAGGTGGATTATCTACAGTATTTTTAGGATATTCTTTTACGCCAACATTAAAGACATTGCCTATAGATGCTTCTATACAAGGTGGACCTTTAACTGGTGAGCCTAGACAAATTCCTAAAGTAATATTAGATTTAGAATCAACACTTGCTGTTAGTGTGCAAGGTCCAAGCACAAGTTCAACAAGTAGAGATTTGGTTATAAGAAATACAACGGATACTGTGACTAGTGGCTTTATGGAAAGATCTGCTGTAACTGGCAAAGAAGAGTTTAGGTTATTAGGATATAGTCGTGATCCTAGAGTTATAGTATCACAGTCTTTTCCTTTGGATTTACAGATTAATGGAATGATAGTAGAGGTGGCATTTTGATTGAATTAGCAATAGCATCAGCATTTGTTTCAGCAATGGGATATCAACAAGCAGGTAGAGCCGCAAGAATGGAAGGTGCTTTAACTGCTCGTAATATTAAAGAACAAGCAAAGATAAGAAGGTTACAAGCATTACAAGAACACAATGATATTATGGCAAATCTTCAAACATTTAAATCACAAAATGCTGCTGTAGCAGGAACTACTGGTAGAGATATGGGATCAGATAGATCTTATAAAGCATTATTAAAAAATGCTGAACAAAATACTAAGACATTAGCACAACGATCTAACTATCAAAATCTTGCAGAGCAAAGTAAGTATTCACAACAAGCACTCATGGCAGTAACAAAAGCTAATAATATATCAAGAGCATATAGATATAAAGCATTTGGCACTCTTATAAGCGGTGGATTCAGAGCAAGTACAATGACAGGTGGTGGTTTAGGTACAAGTAGAAGTGGACTTTATACATAATGGCAGAATTTGTAAAAGCAAAACCTACAACATTTAGAAATAGACCAGTTGGTGTGGTTGCCGCTGACACTGGTGCAGTGCAACTTGGCAATGCAGTTGCAGATTTAGGCAACTCTATGCAAAAAATATTTTGGGAAGAGGCAAGAAAAGATGCCATAAAAAAAGATATTAATACTGCAAAAACTTTAGCAGTAGCAAAAGATGGTAAAATACAATTTGAAAAAGCAAACTTTACACAAGTAGGTACACCATATGCAGAAAAGGTTTTAGCACAAAGATATGGTGATGCTATGGGTATTTTGGCAAAACAAAAGTTTGGTCAACTACAAGCAGAAAATAGATTTAATAAAGATAAGTTTGATACTGAAGCTCAAGGGTTTATTGAAGCTCATGTTAAAAGTTTTAAAGATAATGGTATGGATCAGTATATACCTGATTTTATTACTAAAGTAACAAATCAAAAAGTTTTACATTCTAATAAAATATTAAATGATACGATAGCAAGAGATGAAAGAATAGCCGCACAAAATACACTAATAACTTTAGAAGATGATATATCAGCTTCTACTGCATTAATATATTCTAAGGCTAACTTTGATCCAAATGAATCTGAAGATACTCAAGATATAATTAATCTGGAAAATGATATAAAAAATACTATTGCTGATGCTGAAAATAAAATTAATGAATTAGTTGCAGGTGGTCATATAAAAGCACCTAAAGCACAAGACCTTCGTTCTAATCTTAGAAGAAGTCAGGCATTAGGAACAATTAATAATGTAGTAGATAGGCTTGGTGAAAATGGTGATGCTATAAAAGCTATCGAGCAAGTATTTAATTCTAAAAGATTATCACCTGAACTAATAAACTTTGTTGTGCGATCTACTAGAGGTAAGGTAAGTCCTGAAGAAATAAAAAAAGTATATGATCTAAAAGATGAACTTAGTTTAGATAGAGTAGATATGGCTGTTCTTGCTAGAGAAATTAGCAATAGATCAGGTGATGCAAGTAAATTAATGAAAGCTATGGAGTTAGATTATAGTGTTGGATCTATATACAACTCAGATTCTATTTTAGAAAATACAAAAGATACCAGAGAAAAATTAAATTTAAGTTTAAATAATGAGTTTGGTAGAGAAATAAACTCAACTAACTTTTTTGATTTAGATGCCGCTACATATAGTGCTGTAGTTAGTAAAGTTATGAGTAGAAATGTTGTACCTAAGTTTGCACATGATTTATTTAAGGCAGATAATTTTTTAAATCTTTCTATGTTTGAAAATAGATCACCTGCTGAAAAAAAGGCTATGGCGGCTAGGGTTTTAGATTTATGGAATAATACAGCATATACATCTACTGGTGCTCCTAGATTACAAGGCTATGATGACGAGTATTTTAAGTTTAGTTTAATTAATGCCGCCGCTTCAGTTAATGGTAATGATACAGTAAGTGTATTTGATTATTTTGCTAGACCTAATACTACTAAGAATGAATTAGATAATTCTGTTATGACATCATTTGCAAAGTTTTATCCTGACTCAACTATAACTACAGTTAATAGTGCATTAGAAGCTATACTAGATGACTCAGATATACCAAGACATTCATGGACTATTATGAAGCCATATGCAAATAAATTAATGGTATTTAAAAATGCAAGATCTGTGAATGGTAAGATTGTAGAATTTACAAAAGAAAATATGAAAGATGTTTTAGAAGAAACATATAATAATATATTTATAGAAGATGAAACAGTTTATGATTTTTATGCAAAAGATACAACTACAAGGACTAGGTTTACACCTAAACGAAAATATACTGGACCACTTTATGATAAGTTTGTAGATCATGTAAATCAATATATACAGGAAACTACTTCAGGATATGAGGGTTTAGGAGAAGATGTATTCCTTTTACCTGATGTAAGAAACTCACAGTTTGGTGACCAAAGATATACTTTAGTAACAGAAGCAGGTGTTCAGATATTGAATAATGAAGCTACACCAATAACTTTTACAACTAGAGAGTTTGATAAACAAAATGCTGTTAATGTAAAAGAATTAGAAAAAATTATGTTAGATAAAGGATTCAAAAAAAGATTAGCAAGTAAAGGTGCTACATTACCACCATCTGATTTAGGTTTATATAATCCTGATTTAGAAGCTATAAATATAGAAGATTTTATTGATGTAAAAAATAATGGTCTTAATTATAAAACTACATTCAAATCTATTAAGAATTTAGATGCACCAGTTATGATGCCTGAAGAACGTACTGCTGATGTGACATTTAGATCAGAAGATCAAAAACAATTTGAAGCTATGACAAAGTATGGCACTGGTGCTGATGCAAAACGTATAGAATCAGGATTAAAAGATTTTAGAGAGTATGTAGATGGTTTAGGCGAAAATTATTTAGAACGTAAAATTGGAAATAAAGGTTATGATAATCCATCATGGCAATTATTATCAGAATATAAATTTACAAAAGATAGTATTAAAGATGTAATTCAAGATGTAAAAAACTTTTTTACACCTGATGTTGCTGTAGAAGTACAGAATTCTTTGATAGATATTATTAATTATAGTTCTGAAAAAGAAGGTTTTAGAGTTATGCCATATAGAGATGTAAACACATTATCTATTGGTAGAGGATTTAATATAAAAGATCTTACTGAAAGAGATTTTAGTTTTATGCCACAAGATTTAGCTACAGAACTAAAAACATTACAAGCAGATTTAAAATCTAATGATTATTCTTTTGAGGAGTTAATAGTAAAAGAAAGAGAATTTAAAAGAAACTTATCATCAAAAGGTATCAGAGGTCTTTTACAACAAGCGGCAGATAAAATTTATACTGCAAAAATAAAAGATATATACGATCAATATGTTAAAGAGTTTGATAATTTTGGTACTCTAAGTAGTGAAAGACAAAAATCATTAATAGATTTTTCTTATCAATTAGGACATGAAAATGTAAAAAATAAGTTTCCGTTGTATTATGAATCTATAACTAATGCCATAAATTCAGATGACATAGATATTAGAAACTATCACTTCAGACAAGCAGGTTTTCATCAAGCATATAATGTTGCACAATTTGGTAATACAAAAACTAAAGTACATATGCAAACTGGTTCAAGAGTAAGAGATAGAGTATCTTTGTTAGGTTATCATGTAAGAGATGTTGACTTTATGATGGAGGGTTAATGGTATATAATCCATTTGATGTAAAGTTTGTAGACTACACCCCTAAAGGAGATCAGGATTATACACCTTTACATTTGATATATCCTGATAGTGAGGGTAAGACTGATCCATCTTTTACAGAAGGATTTTTTGCTAATCTTAAATATCAATGGCTACCTATTACAAATGCTACACAAGAATATTTTGCATTTGCATCTGATCCATATGATGAAAACTTTGATTGGAAACAAACAATACAAGATAATAATGACTATTTGTTTGCTGATGAACTTTCAAGAGCAAAGAACTTAGAACATTATAATTACATAAAAGATGATCTTTTATCTATGCAAGAGAATAGAAAGATCTTTGAGAGGTCAGGTATAGGTGCAACATTAGTAGCAGGTGTTGTAGATCCTTTGAACATAGCATTTTTTCACCCAGTATTTAATACTGGTATTCGTGCCGCTTGGGCGGCTAAGTCTGCTTTGGGTGTGACAAAAGAAGCAGGTAAGATGGGTTTTCTTTTTGGTATGGGCAGTGAAGCACTTAGAGCACCATTTGATCCTTTTAATACATATCAAGAATCAGTTACTAATATTGCAGGTAATACAGTCTTTGCAGGTTTACTTGGTGGTGGTAGTAGAGGTATAGCTAATAAATTTAGTAATATTGTTTCTAAACATAAAAATTTAAAAGATCCAAGTCCAAAAACTGATGAAGTATTTGCTACAGAAGATGCAATAAATAAAGCTAGTACAGATCCTAATTTTAAACAGCCATTAAGAAGTAGTTTACGAGAACTGCCAATAGATAGATATAATTTTATAAATAAATTTTTACCTTCTAGGCGAATACATTTTGGTAAGTATGATGGTGTTGAAGCACCTGAGATTGTTAAAGATTTAGATATGCAAATAGAATACAATGGTAGTGTATCTATGCAAGGTAAGCCTATGCAGTCTATTGATATGATGCAACAAAGATATAAAGGTAAAGGACTTCATGTAGAAGCATATCTTGATAACTTATATATGGAAGAAATGTATAAAACCAAAGGAACTGGTAAAGTTGCAGGTATAGACTATGTTACACCTACACAAAAAGTACAAAGTCTTTTTGGAAAACAGCTAGAAACTAAATATTTTAATGATGCTACACAAGATTATCTAAAAGCTATGCCATCTAAGGCAGAATTTAAAGATGAAATAATTAGATTACAAATACTTAATGGCAATCCTGCTTGGAATAAAGCCTACTTTGCAAGTATACCAGAATATAAACGTAAAGGTATGGAACGTATTGCACAGTTCTATCGAGAGTTTGATATTTTAGCACAAGATCAGGGTGTGTTTCATTCTAAAGAAGGCACAAAAAAAGCACTTGTCAAATTAGATGCAAGAATTAAAGAATTAGATCAAAAAATACTATCTGAAAAAGATAAGGCGGCAAAAGAAATATTTAGATTAAGTAGAGCAAATCTACTTAAACAACAAAAATTTTATGAAGTAGATTATGCACCAACAAGAGCCAACTATAAATGGGCAATTTACTATGATAAACAAATGCTTGTAGATAATCCTGATAAACAAAATGAACTTGCAGATATTTTTGCAAATCATTTTTTAGAAGAAGGATTTGTAACAAAATTTGTAGCAGGTGATACCCCTGAAAGAATACCAGTAACAACTTTGTCACAGGCACAAAGAGTAGGTAGAGAGTTTGTTGATACAATTCTTGAAAAAGGTGATGATCCTTATGGCTATAGTACACCTATGGGTGTTGGTAAAGCTAAACATATAATGATGAGAGCTACAAATATACCTGAATGGAAAGTTATTGATTTTATTATAAAAGATCCTGCTATTATGTCGCAATATGCAAAGATGATGGGATTTAGAATAGAATATGCAAGAAAGTTTGGTGATGATTCTATAGATTATTTATTGGATATGGTTGAAGCAGAAATGCAATCATCAAAAAAATATACACAAAAAGCTATTGCAGAAATAAAATCTGATTTATTAGCTGGATATGAAAAAGTTGCAGGGCAGATAAGTAGAGATCCTTCAAGATTTGATACTAAGTTCGCTAGAATATCAAGAAAGTTATCAGGTATGACATATCTTACTGGTGCAGGTTTAACTGCGGCTACTGAAACTGTTGCTATGCCAATTATGGAGCATGGATTAGGTAATGTTTTGAGAAGTGTATTTAGAGCAGTTGATGGTAATTTTGATAAGATTAAAGCTAATGCTAAAGATTTACAACATTCTAGTGAAGGTCTTGAGTTATCGCAAAGAGCCGCAGTAGATAGAATATTAGGTGACTTAGTAAGACCAGTTAAGGTTGGTAAAATAGAAAAAACTGCTGATGCTTTTGAAGATTTGTTTTACAAATTTAATGGTTTATCATTGATTACTGCTGTAGGTAAATTTGTAGATTCAGCAATAAGAATACCTAAGTTTTATAAACAAATAAAAAATTATGATTCTTTAGATGAATTTGATATTGAAGATTTAAACAGATATGGAATAGACAGGGCAACAGCAAAAAGATTAGCTGACAATGGTGGTTGGCAGTTTACTGATACTGATATGCCATTACTAAATATACAAGGTTGGTCAGATAAAACAAAAGTAGACAGAAATCTAAAAGCTATAATGCAAACTTATCTTGCAAATGGTGCAAGAAATACAATAATTCATGCCACTGCTTTTGATAGACCTAATATTGCTGATGGTTTTGTTTATAAAAAATGGAAACCTTATATGAGAAAAATGGGAATAGAGCCAGATCCAAGAGCATCTGTAGGCAAACAAGCTGATGGATCATATAGGTATCCTATTGCTCGTATAGAGTCAGGAGTTATGGCTTTTCCATTTCAATTTTATAATTTTTCTTTAGCGGCAAACCAAAGAATACTTAGACCTATGTTTGATCCACAAAAGAAGTTTAGATTACAAGGTGCAATAGCACTTTTAGGTATGTCTTATATAATTCTAGCTATGAGAAAGCCTGATTGGTGGTTTGAAAATAAAGATTATCCTGAACTTATGATGCAAATAACTGATAGATCAGGTATTTTAGGTTTATATTCTGAGTTAGCATACAGAGGTATTGAAGCCGCAGGTGCATTTGGTTTATATAATCCTGATGATAGTTGGTTGAAGGGTAGATATAATGCTACTGGTTGGGATTCTGCTTTTGGTTTGTTAGGTGCTACGCCAAATATGTATAGAGAATGGGTAATAGGTGCTAGTGAACTTATTAATGATAATACAGAAGAAGGATTAAAAACTATATCTTATAATTTTCCATTATTAGGTTTAATGGGATTAGATGATGATTTAAGAGCATTAGGCTCAGGTAGAAATAGATAGACATTTGTAATAAAAACTAGTAAAGGTAAGATATGACTATAGCTTTGAGTGCAAATACACCACGAGTGAGTTACACAGTAAGTCAGGGAGCAACTCAAACCTCATTTACTGTACCATTTGTGTTTTTTACTGCTTCAACAGATTTAAACGTATTTGTTGATGGCACTGAACGTACTTTTGATGCAAGTACAAGCAGTACTACATTATATACTGTGAGTGGTGGCAATGGTTCTACTGGAACTGTAACAACTTCTGTCACTGGTGTTACTGGTGGCAGTACTGTTGTCATCACTCGTGATATACCTCTATCAAGAACAACAGACTTTCCAAGTTCAGGTGCTTTTGAGATAGCTAAACTTAATACTGAACTTGATACTTTAACTGCTATTCAGTCTGATTTTAATGATAATGTTGATAGAACCATCAGATTACAAGAGTTTGATGATGCGGCTACTATGACATTGCCTCTAAAAGATGCAAGGAAAGGAACAGTATTAGGCTTTAATGCTACTACTGGTGCAGTTGAAGCAGGTCCAACAATAACTGCTGTGCAAAGTTTGTCTGATGTTACTGCATCTATAGCTTTATTAGGTACTTCAGCAGTAGTAACAGATATGGGTTTACTGGCTACTAGTGCAAATGTAACAGCAATGGGTCATCTTGGTACTAGTGCTAATGTGACTGCTATGGGATTGTTGGGTACTAGTGATGTTGTTGCAGATATGGCATTGCTAGGAACTTCTGATGTTGTAGCAGACATGGCTTTACTTGCAACTACAGATGTTATTGCAGATATGGCACAATTAGCTAATACAACAATAATTGATGATTTAGCACAATTAGCTAATACAACAATAACAGATGATATGGCAATTCTAGCTACATCAGATAATGTAACAGCTATGGGTTTGTTAGGAACTTCAGCTAATGTAACTGCTATGGGTCTATTAGGCACAAGTGCAGTAGTAGAAGATATGGGTTTCTTAGGAACTTCTGCTAATGTCACTGCAATGGGATTGCTTGGTACGTCTGCTAATGTTACAGCTATGGGATTGCTTGGCACTAGTGCAGTAGTTACAGACATGAGTTTGTTAGGCACAAGTGCTGTTGTTACTGATATGGATATATTAGCTACTTCAGCAAACGTAACTAATATGGCAACATTAGGTGCTAGTGGTGTAGTTGGAAATATTGCTACAGTAGCAGGTGTAGCAAGTAATGTTACTACTGTTGCTAATAATATATCAGGTGTTAATAGTTTTGCTGAAAGATATAGAGTACAATCAGGTGTTCCAAGTTCTGATAATCATGTTGGTGATTTAGTTTTTGATACTGCGGCTAATACACTGAAAGTATTTGGATCAAGTGGTTTTCAAAATGCTGGGTCATCTGTTAATGGTACATCAGAAAGATTTACATATAATATTACTGGCACACCTACAACACTAACTGGTGCATCAGGTACTGGGTTCACAGAAACTGGTGGTAAGACTTTAGCTTATGATGCTGGGTTTTTAGATGTATACCTAAATGGTGTAAAGATGGTAAATGGCACAGATGTTACTGTAACGTCAGGTGATTCTGTTGTATTTGCTAGTGCATTATCTAATGGTGATGTTGTTGATATAGTTACCTTTGGCACATTTCAAGTTGCAACATTAAATGCCTCAAACTTAGCATCAGGTACAGTACCAGTGGCACGAGTAAGTGGATCATATACTAGTATAACTGGAACTGGTGCATTAAATGCTGGGTCAATCACAAGTGGATTTGGTAATATTAATACTGGTTCAAGTACGATTACAACTACTGGTCAAGGTACTTTTGGTACACTTGCAGTAAATGGTGCAACTACAATAACTACTGCTGACAATACTACACAATTAACTTTAAAATCTACTGATACAGATTCAGGTGTTGGACCTATTCTTAGTCTTTCAAGAGATAATGATAGTGCTTCTGATGATGATTTGATTGGTCAAATTCATTTTTTTGCAGAAGATGATGGAAACAATCAGACTAAATATTCTGAAATTTTTTGTAAAATAGTTGACGCATCTGATGGGTCTGAAGATGGTAGACTTCATTTCAATGTTTTAAGTGGTGGTTCAAATACAGAATTTATGAGAATAACTGGCAGTGATGGAGTAGTCTTTAATGAAGATTCTGGACCTATAAATTTTCGTGTTGAATCAGATAATAATGCTAATATGTTGTTTGTTGATGGTGGTAATAACAAGGTTGGTATTGGTACAAACAGCCCAGCAATAAATCTTGAAACATCAGGCTCAATGGCAGTAAGTGATACATCAACTGCAACAAAAAGATTGCAACTAGACAGTGGTGCATCTGAACATACTATAAATTCTGCAAACTATGGTTCTGATATGATGGACTTAAATATACAAGCAGAAAATTTAATTTTAAAAACTGGTTTAGTTGGTGTTTCAGAACGTATGCGAATAAACAGCGATGGCAATGTTGGTATTGGTACTAGTAGTCCTGACAGAGATCTTGTTTTTGGTGGTGGTGGTGGTGGTTCAGGTGTTGATATACACGATGTTGGTAGCACTGGTCAAATTAGAATAGGCAAAACTTTAAGTGGTACTACAAGTGCTATGATTTTTAAAAGCAGTAATAGTACTGTTGGTACTATTAATTTTAGTAATTCTTCAACATCTTACAATACTACTTCTGACCACAGAGTAAAAGAAAATGTAGAGGATATGACTGGTGCTATAGACAGAGTAAAACAGCTATCTCCTAAAAGATTTAATTTTATATCAGATGATACAAACACTTTAGTTGATGGTTTCCTTGCACATGAAGCACAATCTGTAGTTGTTGAAGCTGTTACTGGTACACACAACGAAGTTGATGATGATGGCAATGCAGTAATGCAAGGGATTGATCAAGCTAAATTAGTGCCATTATTAACTGGTGCATTGAAAGAAGCCATAACTAAGATTGAAGCATTAGAAACTAGAATTACAGCATTGGAGAGTGCATAATGACAAGAGCAAGAGATATATCAAACGTAATAACTGATGCTAACTTGGGTGGCACATTAGATGTTAGTGGTATTGTTACAGCAAATGCTGGTGTAAAAGTTGATAACATTACTATTGATGGTACAGAGATTGACTTATCAGGTAGTGGTGACTTCTCTGTTGATGTAGGTGGAGATATTATACTTGATGCAGACTCAAGAGATATAAAATTACAAGATGGTGGTACAGATTGGGGTTTATTTCAACGAGATACTTCTACTGTAACTTCTTCTTTTGTGCTTAAAGCTATGAAAAACGATAGTGACATGAAATTTAAAGGAGTCGATAATAATTCTGAAATAACTGCCCTCACACTTGATATGTCAGATGCTGGGTCAGCTACATTTAATAGTAGTGTAACCATGTCTACCTCACTGACTGGTCAAGCAACTGATGGTCAATTTGAGTTTATTTCAAAAGACACAAGTGGTAGTGGTAGCACAGATTATGGCGATTTTATCTTTAAAGGTCGCAGAGGTGCAGACAACGACACTGTTACTATTATGAATATGGACGGTGCTACTGGAAAAGTTGGTATTGGAACTACCAGTCCATCTGGAAAACTTCATGTAAGAGATACAAGTGGTAACGATCAACTAGTAGTAGGAAATACATCAGAAAGTACACAATTAAGAGTAAGAGTTCTTGAAGATGACCAATGTATTTTGATGGCAAGAGATGGTGATACAGACAGAAGATTAGTGTTTCAAACTGGCATTACGGAGAGAGCAAGAATTGAAACGAGTGGCAAATTTCTTATTGGAACTAACTCAGATACAGAGGGTAAACTCAATGTTTTTACCAATGATGATACTGGTTATGTCGCTATGTTTCATAATGATGGAAATAATTCAAATAGAAAAGGAATTTTAATTAAATCTGGTTTTGACAGTGCTGGTGGAACAAATAAATCTATTGATATTGCAGATGGCAATGGTACTGTACAAGGACAAATAACATTCAGTAGTGGCACAGTTACATATGGTGCTTTTACAGCATTTCACCATTGTATAATTCCAAATTCAGACAATGATGCAAATAGCCCAGATAATGCCTACCCTTATGGAACATTATTAGAAATCACAAGTATTACTTACACACAAAAAAATGGTGTAAATACCGAAAGAGGAATTAGATATAATGTACAAAAATCATCTTCAGCAAAATCTAAATCTCTATTAGGTGCTTATGGTTCATCAATGAATGATGAAAGTAATGATAATCTTCATCAAGCCTTAGTTTTAGGCGATGGTCATATTCTTTGTAACAATGAAAATGGCAATATAGAAATAGGTGATTATATTTGCTCATCATCAAAAAGTGGTGAAGGTATGAAAGCAAAATCTATTTGTAATACAATAGGGATAGCAAGAGAAGCTATAACATTTTCAAACAGCACAGCAGTATTAGTTGCTGTTGAATATGGGTACAGACAGTTTGTACCAGAAGATTTAGAAGCAAGAATTAAAGCACTAGAAGGAGCATAAAATGGCAGTAACATGGACAATATCTAACATGGATAGAACAATCAAACTTGATGGCAAAGATGATGTAGTAACAACTATACATTGGACAGCAAATGACACAGACAGTGATGGCAATAGTGGTTTTTCATATGGCTCTGTAGGTGTAACATTAGGTGAAGAATTTATAGCATACAAAGACATCAAAGAAGCAAATGCCATACAATGGGCGAAAGATGCTTTAGGTGCAGACGAAGTAAAGAGGATTGAAGATAGTATTGCTAGTCAGATAGCAGAAAAGAAAACACCGACAACAGCAAGTGGAGTATCGTGGTAATGAGTGAACAAGCACAAATCGTAACCATTGATGGCACTGAATATAAGTCAAATGAGTTATCTCAAGAGCAGATAAGACTCTTTAATAAAACAAGCAAGTGGCAAGGAGAAGCACACAGATTAAAAGATGCTTTTGAAGATGCCAACAAGTTACATCAGTCATATTTGTTTGATTTAAAAACATCACTAAATAACTCTAAGGACAAGTAATGGCATTTGATGCTACCTTTATTTGGAACATAATTATTACATTAATTATAATGCCATTTGCTTGGGCATTTAATAAAATGTTTGCAGAGGTAAAACGATTGCAGATACTACTTAATAAGACTAGAGAAGAGTATGCTTCAAAAGAAGATCTACGTCATACATCTAATCGTATTGTAGAAACACTTAACAGACTAGAAGATAAACTAGATAAGGTGCTAAGTAAGTGAGGTGAAGCT